CCCAGTTCTAACTAACTTTGTCAAAATGAATAGATTTCTGCGAGATCGCCCTTACGTGAGCCAGTCTTTCCTCTTCCTAGGAAAGCCTCAGGTGGATTACATCCCCTTTAACAAGGTGTGGTGTGAGCCTGTTAGTGCTCACAATGGCATGGAGTTCATTGTGAATCACTACAGGCAGGTTGCTGACTGTAGACCTAGACTCGATGATTTTTACTCTCGAAGAGAGCTCCCAGTTACATGGGGGCCATTTGATGGTTCCGTTCAAAATGAATCCACTGATCAGTTCTTGTCTCTGATTCATGAGCTCTCAAAACTAGATATTCTGGACGCGAACAGATACAATGAACCTTCTTTAAGAAGGGCCTTGAGATGGCCATTCACCTATCCTACAGATCAATTCTTCAAGCTTGCTGCTGATCGGGAGAACATAGGCCCATGGAGCTGGAAAAACTTTGCAATGACATGCATAATAAGATCAGTGAATGAAATGAATTTGGACAAGGCAGTTGTGAGCTTCCACAAAAAGATTCTTGCTGAGGTTCAGCTTCAGGGAGGAAGAATCTCAGAATTTCCAGGTCGTGATTTGATCTTAGAGGCTGCCTCTGTACAGTGCATGAGACTAGTCAATGCTTACAAGGCTGATGCAGATAAGACTCCTCGCCACTCAAGATATTATTTAGCTGTGAAAGATTATGATGAAAATTGCTTGCATAATGATAGGCTTTCTAAGTGGACACAGGACACAGATGATTATGTCGACATGGATTACTTAAGCCAGGCTTTAGAGTCAGAATGGACCATAGATGAGTCAGAAACAGAGTGATGCTGCCTTGGCCGGTTGTTAATTTTGATTAATTTAATTTAATAAATAATTTTGATTTATAAAAAGTTACCAATGAGATCAATCAATTATAGAGATTATTTAAATTTTCTATATGCACTATACAATCCCAACCCTCCCCTCTCCCTGCACTACCCACCCTTCTTCCCAACCCCAAACCCAAACCCCTAAAACCTCCCCACCCCTCTCCCACAACCCTTCTACCCCATTCCCCTACCCTTTACCCCATACCCCACCCCAGGCAGCATCAATCTCAGATGCGGGTCTGATGACGGAATTTCTTAGCAGCATCTGCGACAGCAGGAGAAACCTTTAAATTCTCATTTATTATGCCAAGCTCAATCAGAAAGCCACGCCTCTGTGCCGAAGTGAGGAAGTTGCTGTTGATAGCTGCTCTCATTGGCTGCTGGAAAGTCTTGAGAACCTCTGCAGAGCTCAGAGATCTTGTATTTGGGTTGATAGTCTTAGAGAACTCCACCATGAACAGACAATGGGCATCCACAATTTCTTCCATAACAGAGTCCTCAAGAGTCCTATCAATTAGTCCAGCAAAGCTAGGGTGCATCATTGGTCGAGGGTAGTTAGCTGAGTAGTTATCCATTGTTCTTCCAGTCACAGGCAAGTAGTCTTGAACCACCACTGCTGCTTGGCAAGTCCAACCAGCAAGAGCAGTGCAGACCCTAGACAGAGTTAGCTCATTCCTCCCTGGATTCCCAGTTCGAAGCGAGTACTTAGCTATCAGCTGTTTTACTGTAGCCTTGCCTGTCTCAGACATCTTCTCAATCATCTTATTGGGCTTATTGCCCCTTGTCAAGCACAGGACAATCATTTTCCTGGCGTCATCTTTCCAGGAGTTTCCACCTCTCTCCACTAACAGACGCATCACATTATTAGCGTCAAAACCTTGGTAGGCGAAATCCTCCACCCACTGACGAACCACCGTCTCTGAAGGCACTTCAGAGGCGAACTCAACAGCTAACCTTTGATAATCAGCCATCTTTTCTCAAATTGTTATAGTTTCTG